AAGTTCAGGAGAAACACCTTGAGAATATTACAAATGATTTTAAGAATACTCTAGCACAGACTCAAGGTAATCCTGAAATTCTCAGGAAGAAACTGACACAGCTTCAGGAAGAGTCTAAAGCTTTAGGTATAGACAGACTTACAGTGTCTGAAAGAATTTTAGATGCTGTAGGACTGGAAGCTGAACGTACAGGAAATCCTGATTTATTGTCTTTCGCTGATTTAAAGGAAAATGGAATTGCTCTGACAGATACAGCTCTTGCTAAAACTGTACAGTCCTATAGAGACAAAGCTGAAACTGCTAAGAGCCTCTACAGGAAAGCTCAGGAAGGACAAATTAAAGAACTCCGTAAGGAAGCTAAACAGGTTTTAGTTAATGAGTTTCTGATTTCCCTGTCCGATATGAAAGCAGGCCAGAGTTCTGTGAGTCCTGAAAAGGTTATAGGTTTGAGACAGCAGATTGTAAATTTCAGTGATGCCAGAAAAAATGAACTTGGTATAGCTCTTGATAATTCAGATGTGGATAGACTGCTTACACTTACAGAAAATCTTCTGGAAACTGAGGGTTTTTCAAACAGTTCAGATGTGGAAGTTTTAAGAAGTCTTACCGGAATGTCTTTAGCTATTACGGGTGAAGAAGATATGGCTAATGTTTTAGATTATCTGGAGTATCACAGAAGTAATCTGACCAAAGAAGACTATCTGAAATACACCAGAGAAATTATGGCTTCGGCTAAATTAGCCACAAATGCTGAACTGAAAGCCTTTAAAGAACTTTACAAAAGGAACACTCCAAAGTTTCTAAGTAGTTTAGCTCAATATGGGGACTCAATAGCTGAACAAGAGCTGCTTGGTCTTCAGGCACAGAAGGCTAAAAACCAAGACTCTCGAAGACAAAGTTATGCTCAGGTTATGCTTGATTATTATATAACTGAAGCCTTACAAGAAAACGGAGGAAAACCTTTAAGTCCTAAAGAATACTTTCAAATACAGGAAACCGTCAGAAAAGAAGCTAAAGAAGTTTATCCAGAATTTGACCCGATGGATTTCGGCGACGCTGAAAAACCACAAAATAAGACAACTGAAACTTCCCTAATAAACAGGTTAGAAAGGTTAAAACGTCTTGGAAGAAACTAAAAATTTATTAGAATACTCCCCTGAAGAAATTGAAGAATTATACACATCAGGTAACTTACCTGCCTCAACTGTAGACTATTATATCGCTAAAAAAACATTTAGAGAAAAAGGTTTACTTGGTCTTGAACCTGTAGACGTTGAGACCTTGTATAATAGAAAAGAATTATCCGATAAAAATCTTGATGATTACATTATGGCTAAGGAAAGTCCCTTTCTTTTTGGGATGCAGGAAGGAACTAAAGGGATAATAAGAGGAGGAGCTAAAGCTGTCAAAGAAGCTCACGTCCTTTTAAATCAAACGTTTTATGGGCTTTTCAGGGACGATGAAACTATCAGGAAAGAAGTAGAAGCAGCATGGTCTGAGATTATTCCTGATGTTATAGAAAAACCTCTGGCTGAACCATCAGCTCTTTGGTCAGCTAATCTGGTTGAAGGTGTCACCCAATTCAGTGTCGGCATGGTAGGAGCAGGTAAAGTTGTAGATACAGTTAAACTGACTAATACTTTAAGGAACGGGCAGACCCTTACCAAAGTAGCTGAAAAAATGCCGAAGCTTGCAAACTGGCTTGCCAGAGTAGGAGCAGAATCAGCTAAAGGAGCTATTGTCGACTATGCTGTCTTTAATCCTACTGAAGGGAGACTTGCCGATTTACTGGAAGAACACCCTTCATTGGGTAAAGCAGTTCCTGACTTCCTACTAACTAATCCCGATAATCCAGAATCTTTAGAAAGACTTAAAGGTGTCCTTGAAGGGGTACTAACAGCAGGTGCTTTAGAAACAGCATTAGCGAGTTTCAAAGCTTTAAAAACAACTTTACACATGAGAACAGGTAGTGACCCTGTACAAATTAAGCAGATACTTGAAGAAGAACTTGGAGTTGGGGGCATGATGCACCCTCTGGACGATATTGAGTATCTGGAAACAATTCAGAGGGATTTCGCACCAACACAGAAGACAACCGGAATTTATATGAAAGGCGACCCTGACGCTCCGGTAGGCCATCAAGGGGGGGTTTCTACACCTGAAGCTAAAAAGGTATTTGAGAAAAAAGCGGAAGAACTTTTCTATAAACTCGATGCTGATAATATAGCTGACAGACACGATAAACTTATCGAGCAGATGGAAGCACCAGACGGAGTTAAAAACCTTCTGAATGGTGTCCGGTCGATGTCTGATGATGTCATTGAGCAGTATACCAGAGGGGTTCAGAAGGATTCTGTCACCAGAGCCAACAGTATTAAAGAGTATGACAGACTTACTGGCGGCAGAGGAATAGACGAGGCAAAGAAAGCTGTAGGTTCTCTGTTCAAAGATACTAAATATCTTAATGAAAGAATAGCTCTTGTTAATCAGATTATACAGGCTCAGGCTCATAAGATTAATAAAATGCTTCAAAAAGAAACTCTGACTTTTGAAGAAAAGACTCAGGTTATTGAAGCCATGTCTGACTTAATTGAAATAGATAATCAGGTTAGAGGTATCAGGGCTGAAATGGGAAGAGGTTTTAGATTCTCAGGGTTTAAAGAAGCACTACAGGTAGATATCAGTAAGCTTGATGAAGGTTTAAAGAAAACTTACAATGCTGAGAAAGCTTTAGCTGAAGAAGCTATGGATAATGTTATTAAAACCTACAAACGTGCTAAAGATGATAAAGTCCGCTTTCATGTTGCTAAATACGGAACAACTAAAGCAAATCAAAACCTTAAAAATTTCCTTGAGTGTATTCAAGCAAACTTATTATGGGGGTCGACAACTCATGTTATAAACCTTGCTGGGGGTACTCTTGCATATACTAATGAAACTTATAAAAGATTTGTAGGAACAGGAACACAAGCAATTGTAAAAAGAGATGCTAAACAGGCTCTTGAAATTGCAGCTTGGTTTCATGGTACTAAGCAGGGAATTAAAGAAAGTTTTAAATTACCTGGAGTAAACAAAAAGAACTTCTACCAGCCTAAAGTTTTAAAGGAAGGTTTTAAAAAAGCATGGGATATGGATAGTGAAGCTGGTAGTGTATGGAAAGCACTGTTTTCAAGCAGAGGGCAAATAGATACCCTTACTGACAGTAAGTTTATGGAAGGTACTCAGTTAATTTCAAAAGATGCTAACAAATTTAAAGAGGTGTTTGGTCTTGAAGGAAAAGGTTTTTATAAGGCTGTAGGTGATTTACTTTTAAAACTTCCCTTTCATGGTCTTGCGGCGACTGATGAGTTGCTTAAAAATATAGGCACTTATAGTGAAATTCACAGTAAAGCCTGGAGAGAAGCTGTAGAATTAACAGGCGGTAACTTAGACGAAGTCAAAAAAGTTTACTATGGTTCTTTACAGAACGTATCTAAAGAAAAATTTTATGAAGGCATACAAAAAGGAAGAGAAATTACCTACACAGAACTTGCTCAACATAGTTCAGGAAGGACATTAGATAAATGGTTGTCTACAAATCCTGGACTTGTAGCGAGAATTGTTGCTATGCCTTTTTATAAAATTATTCTTAATATCAGTAAGTATGTTGGAAGACAAACACCATTAGGCCTTCTTTCTGGAAAAATTCAAAGACAACTCGCAGCAGGAGGTGTAGAAAGGTACGAAGCCATTGCAGGGATGCTTGGAGGTACAGCCATAATAATATGGGGTGCAAGTGCTTATGAAGATGGGGAACTTTCAGGGAGAACACCGGAAGATATTAGAGAAACTGTAAATACTTTTGGAGGTAACGAGTACAGTTATAAGATAGGAGATAAATGGGTAGACTATAACCGTCTGGATTATGTAGCTACTCTTGTAGGACTTGGAGCTGACTTAGCCAGAGCTAAAGATACTTTCGACAGGCATTATCTTGATGATGAAACAGCAGGACTTGTTGAGGATAGACTGGACGAAGTAATGGGAGCTTTTATGGCTGTTATGACAGAACCTTTCATTAATAAGACTTTTGCTCAGGGTTTGATGGACACTCTTGAAGTGTTTAGAAATCCTGAAAGAAGAGACTGGGGTAAATACGCAGCAAGACAGGGAGCTAAAGCCATACCTTTTGCGACACTTTTATCCAACACTCAAAAGACTCTGGTAGATGATTTTGTCCGTGAAAAGGAAACAGCTCTGCATGAAATTTACAGTTATTTCTATCTGAATGGAGTTCCTATTAAACGTCACCCTCTTTATGGAACACCTATGGAACAGACAGAAAAAGTTTTCGGGCTGAATACAAGACAGGAAACTGATGATATTGTTGTCCGTGCCATAATGGGTTTAGGAATGGAAATTGGGAAACCTACAGATGTCTTCAGAAGTAACGGTGTATCAATAAAACTGAACAGGGAACAATGGGCTAAATATAATGATTTTCTCAGTGAACTTCCTGTGAAAAAGGTTCTTGAAAATCTTATAGCAAGTCCAGGCTTTCAGGCAGGCAAAAACTCAGATTTTAAAATAAAACTTATACGTAACCAGATTTCAGCGTTTAGGAATATTGCAAAACAACGACTGTTAGCAACAGACAAAGAATTACTTGAAGAATACAAGAGACAAATAAATTTTAATGCTTCAGCAATTATGGGGGAAACATCTAAACCAACAATCGCAGGTAAACTGCAAAAATATGTAAAGGAGTAATATTAGTAACGAAGAACTGAAAACAGCAGTAAGGGAAGCTATAAAAGAAGCTATGAAAGACCACAACTGCTGTCTGAATGATGTAGGGATTTCATGTCAGGAACATATTGAACACCACCGCTACATCAAAAAAGTACAAACAGATATGGGGACAGTTACTAAAGCTGTACTTGCTTCTCTTGCCACAATATTAACTGGAGGATTGCTTGGACTTATTTGGTTAGGTATACAAAGTAAGGTAGGTGTAAAATAGATAGAGCAAAACTTGAAGAAAAACTGACAGGACTGCTTGAGTCTCTTACAGATTTTTATAAACATAAACTGGATTCTAAAGAGCTTTCCAGTCAGGAACAAAAGTGTTTAATACAGTTACTTAAAGATAATGCTATAAGTCTTGAGGATGTAAAACCGAAAGGCAACATACTTGAAGATAATTCTTTAGAAGATTTTATTGAAGAGTTAGGATTAAATTAAAGAGACAAACAAAGAACTATACCTTATATTAACAAACTTCAGGGTGTTTCTGGCATTAGTCTGGAAACAACTCGGTCTCCCTCCACCAACACCATTACAGCTTGAAGTAGCATATTACCTTCAGCACGGCGGTAAGCGAAAAATACTTCAGGCTTTCAGAGGTATAGGCAAGTCATGGATAACCAGTGCTTTTGTGCTTTGGTGTCTTCTTCGTAATAAAAATGAAAAATTTCTGATAGTAAGTGCAGACAAAAGAAGGGCTGATGACTTTTCGATATTCTGTCACAGGCTTATCAGGGATATGCCAATACTCAGACATTTGACTCCGAAAAGAGGTCACAGGTCAAGCAATATTGCTTGGGATGTAGGAACTTGTAAACCTGCTCATGCTCCGAGTGTTAAATCTTCAGGTATATTCGGACAGATTACAGGTAGCCGTGCTACTAAAATTATAGCAGATGATATCGAAGTAGGTAACAACAGTAGTACTCAGGAAGCCAGAGAAAAACTGATACATACTGTGGCAGAATTTGAAAGTATTCTGACACCTGAAGGTGACACAAGTATTACTTTTCTAGGTACTCCACATACTGAAGAAAGTCTTTATAATCACCTGTTCACTGAAAAAGGTTATTCCAGAAAAATCTGGACTGCAAGAGTTCCTATGCCTGGTAAGCTTGATAGTTATTTTGGTTGTCTCGCTGAAAGTATAGTTAAGAGATATAATCAAGGTGAACACTGGCAGCCTACTGACAGTAGATTTTCAGACGCTGATTTAGTTGAAAGAGAGTTGTCAGCAGGTAAATCTAACTTTATGCTTCAGTTCATGCTTGATACAACTCTTGCTGACCTTGAAAGATATCCCCTCAAGTTATCCGATTTAATTTTCATGAATACTAATCTGGAGGTAGCACCTGTAAAATTACAGTACGGTTCAGCTCCAGAACAACAAATCAAAGGCTTGAGGAACTTAGGATTTACTGGTGACCGCTATTATAAACCTATGTATATGTCTGAAGAATGGACTGAGTATGAAGGTTCGGTGATGTATGTAGACCCTTCAGGGAGAGGTAAGTTCTCGTCTTTGCTTCTTCCTTTAAACAAACCTATTGAATTGCTGGAAATCCTTATCATGAGGACAATCAGCAGCTAAGCCTAAACAATTTAGGAAAGTTCAGAGACTATAAGTACACCTAAAAAGGTGGAAGCGGTAGGCACTCATATAGAGTGAAGAGATAGTCCGACCCTTTAGTAATAAAGAAAATCAAAACAAAATATGTGTAAGAAAGGAATATTAGTATGACTAAACAAAGGTTATATAAAGTCTATTGGATAAAAACTTCCGAAATGACTGATGTATACACTCAAGGTTATGTTGGCATGACAAAAAGAAGTATAAAGTACAGATTAGGTCAACATTATCACAGTAAACGTCCGATTGGTAGTATACTTAGAGGACTGCCTAAAGAAGAAGTTCAAATAGTAGAACTGTATAGAGGATATAAAGAAGTAGCTTTAGAAAAAGAGTATATGTATAGACCTACACGTTACATTGGTTGGAACATACAGGCCGGAGGGGATAGACCCACAGTTGTCTGCAAGAATTGTGGAAAGCATTTAGCACATGGTGTACGAAATATCCGACACCTATGTCCAGATTGTAACCCTGATGATGGAAGGTTTAAAAAAGGGCATGTTCCGCATAATGCCGGTAAAGGTGAAAAGTATCTTTTAGTAGACCCTGAAGGGGTTACATATACCCCTGAAAGGTTTACAGTTTTTTGCAAAGAACATAACCTGACACCTCAAAATCTTAGAAAGGTTGCTAAAGGATTAAGAAAACACCACAAAGGGTGGACAGCTGTTAAACTAACTGTGTAAAAAAAAAGAAAGACGAGACAGCTTACGCAGTTGTTAAGCAGTTGCATGGTAAACTTTATCTGACAGCAAGCGGAGGATTTAAAGGTGGTTATGAAGATGAGACCCTGATTGGACTTGCTAAAGTTGCTAAAGATGAACAGGTAAATTTACTTATAGTTGAAGACAACTTTGGCGATGGGATGTTTACTAAAATCTTTCAACCTGTTCTCAATAAGTATTACTTTCAGTGTGCTTTAAAAGAGGAAAAAGTTCACAGCCAAAAAGAACTTAGAATTATTCAAGACCTTGAACCTGTTATGAATAGCCATAGGCTTGTAGTAAATAAAAGTATACTTGAAAAGGAACTACAGGTACTGGAAAGAGACGACAAACAATTACCTTATTTACTCTTTTATCAGCTTACAAGAATTACTAAAGACAGGGGCTGTCTTAAACATGATGACAAACTTGAAGCTCTGGCAGGGGCTGTCAGGTATTGGGTTAATGCAATGGCGAGGGACTCTGAAGAAGCTGCTGAAGATTGGGAAATAGAAATGCTTCAGAAGTATCAGGAAAATTTCATAGAACAGATTACAGGTTTCACAGGGGTAGCTTCAGGTAAACCTGCAAACCTTAACTGGATTAGTAAGATTTAAGATTCGGGGAAAAATTCTGAAAAAAGGCTGACCTAAGAACAAATAAAAAAGACACGAGAAGGTACTAAAGCCTAACGAGAAGCTATTAAAACAAGTTACCCTATAGGTTAGTATAGGTTAAAAATTTTAAAGATTTTTTCCCTGTATTTTATAGACCACCCTTACTATAACCAGAGAGGAAGATAGTTAAAGTTAACTTGAAGTTAAGAGGGGAGCTAAAAGCCAGTAATGACAAGGGTTTCACCCAAGTCGACACTATGGGGAAGGAAGCCCAGAGGGAAAGATACTATAAGTATAACTATAAGTATAACTATAAGAGTATCTATTGGTAGACTGGTAGTATAACTGGAAGGGTATCTTTAGATATACTTTAGATTAACTATAAGGGTAGCTTTAGATATACTTTAGATTAACTATAAGGGTAGCTCTAGATATACTTTAGATTAACTATAAGGGTAGCTTTAGATTAACTGAAAGCCATGCTTTAGATGTACTATAGATATACTTTAGATTAACTATAAGGGTAGCTTTAGATTAACATTAAGATTAAAGAAAGGATAATTGCTAGACAAAGATTGGCTAAGAGACAGAATAAAGACTGTCTTACAGAATTATGATGTGTATTCACTTGAAGCTCAAGAACTATTAATGCTTACTGCTGCTCAGGAGAGTAAGCTTGGAACTTACCTGACTCAGATTTCAGGGCCTGCCCTCAGTATTTTTCAGATTGAACCTAAAACTTACAAGGATATCTTTGACAGGGTTCTGTCTAAACGCTGGAAGGGGTGCTTTAGTCCTGACCCTATGTCACTGATAGTTGATTTTGATAAGAGTATTATGGCTTGCAGGGCAAAATACTTGAGCATACCAGAGCCTATCCCAAGTGATGCTATGGGAATGGCGAGATACTGGAAGAAGTATTACAATACTAAGCTCGGTAAGGGCACTGCAAGGGAAGCTTATCAGAACTACAGGAGATACTGTGATTAAAATGGAAACTACATGTAGGATTACAGAAATTGTTAAACCTACTAAAGCAAGAATGTTTGAAGATTTACAGGTGGGAGACACTTTAATCTTACAGACAACAATTAAACATTTAAAACACTATAAGCCTTATGTCTTGATTACTTGTCCAAGACTTGAGGTGTCTATCAGAAAATCTTTCAATGAACTTTCAAACATATTAACAAATTTTAAATTGGAGAACTAATGGAAATATATTTTACAACACTAGAAGGACTAGGACTTGTTTGTCTTGGAGCGAACGCTATCACTGCTCTTACTCCGACAAAAACAGATGACAAGATAGTTAATGGTATTCTGAAGGTGCTGAACATACTTTCAGGGAACGTATTGAAGAACACTAATAAATATTAACTGAAATTTCTAGTCCCTTTAATCTGCCAGAAGGCTAAAGGGACTTACAAGTTTATGGCTGAGGGACGAGGCTTTAAGAAGTGCTGTGCTTGAAGATTGCTTGGGGTAGGACTGAAGGTGTACTGCTAGAAGTAGGTTGAAGGTAAGACTGGAAGTTCACTGCTAGAATTAGGCTTGAAAAACTGACGGAAAAATTTGAGTAGCTTTATCGTGGTGAGTCAGCCCGACTTGTCCCCCTGGCGGGCCTCCGCTTAAAATAGAGTACCTGTTACAATTTAGCCTGGTGGAAAATTAGCTTTAAATCCTCTGCCGGAAAACTATAATAATAAAGCAGTTCCCGTAAGTTTTCCCGTAAGTGTCGCTGAAAGACTTGATTGATAAGGCATGCAAGGGATTGATAAACCCTTGTTGGGTTATTGTGGTATCGCTGAAGGCAAGTCTTAATTGACTTGTCTGTTTTTTTGGATAATCTTTCTTTATTAATAATGGTTATCAATAAGGAATAGTTCTTGTTAAGTATGTTTGATTTTGGTTATCTATTT